GGGCAAACTGTTCCAGCTGACTCCGCTGAAGAATTCAAGCCCCAAGAGATGTTTAACCCCGAAGATGGCAGCACAGTAATAGCCATGAGCTTCGGAGAAAAGCGTAGCCTAATGCAATCGGGATGGGTGGACAAATAATGCCTATACAAAGAGCCAAAGGACCCCGCGGCGGTAAGGGGTGGAAGTATGGTAAATCAGGTAAGGTTTACTCATCTAAAAAGAAAGCCATTAAACAGATGGTAGCTATTAAAATTAGCCAGGGTAAGATCAAACCCAAGAAAAGGAAATAGTATGGCCAGCAGACCACTATTCAAAGGTAGTAAGTGTAAGGGATCCTGCTTGGGCCATAGAGCAGGATGGAGATACGCCAAATCCGGTGGGAGGACGTTCACAGCCAAGAGCACTAGTTTTAATAATGGCATGAAAATATATCTGAAACAATTACCCCGGAGACGGAGATAATACCATTAATCATGGTATTTGACTTCGAGACTATAAATAGAATTATATACAAGACAATGTGAATTGTTGAGTTTACTCAAAACTTAAAGGAGGCACCGCCCACGATGAGCGACCATTCATTGGATACAACACAGGTAACTGATACCCAAGTAGATACTGAAAATCAGGCACAAGCAGCAAAGACTTATACTCAAGAAGAGTTTGACCGTCATATGGCAGGACTTAAATCCAGCTTACAAAAGAAATATGACAAGGTCCTCAGTGAGTTAGGTGATCTAGACGAACTACGTGGTTTGAAAGAACAAGCGGAATCTAAGAAATTAGAGGATGCTAAAAAGCGTGGAGATTTCGAAAAGGTCCTACAAGAATTAGCTGCAAAGAAGGATGCTGAAATCCAAAAACGAGATACCGTAATTAAGGATTACAAGGTTAACATGCCTTTGTTAAGTGCCGCGGCGCAATATCGCGCTGTCAATGCAGAACAAGTAAAGGCATTACTCAACAACCAAGTGAGACTTAATGCCGATGGCGAAGTAGAAGTAGTGGATAATAAGGGTGCTGTTCGTTATAACGACAGTGGAGCTCCCGTAGGAGTGGATGACTTAGTCAAGGAATTCCTCGATGCAAACCCGCATTTTGTCCAACCAACTCCTGCTACAACCAATGCCAAATCTAATGTCAATGCCTCGACACCAAAAGGCATAGATATCTCAAAGTTGGATATGAAGAATCCCGATCATAGAAAGATTTATGCCGAGTCCCAAAAGGCTCGATAATATAGCCAACTATCAAGGAGATTTAAATGGCAAATAACACAACCATCAACTCTGAATTATTTCAGAATCTATTAGTCCAGTCGCAGTATGCATTATACGAAAACTCAATCGCTCGTGCAGTTGCACAAGTATTTGATTACCCAGTCGGTTCTGGTAAGCAAGTTTCAGTTCCTGTATGGGCTGGTATCACTGCACAAAAACCAGGTGAAGGCACAGCTCCAAACGCTGCTGACACTAACACAACTAGCAAGACTATCACTCTTGAAGAACACGTTGTTTACGCAGAAGTTACTGACTTCCTACGTGACAGCGCACAAGAAAATGTTATCGCTGGTTTAGCTAATCAATCAGGTTTAGCACTAGCTGAAAGCCTAGACAAAGAACTTATCAATCTTTTCTACAATGCTGCTATCACACAGTCAACTGGTGGTGGTGCTGGACAAGAATTAGCTGCAACTGATATCATGAAGGCTGCTGCAACAATCCGTGCTAACAAGTATACAGGTCCATTGTTTGCTGTTCTACATCCAAAGCAAGCATACGGTCTTAAGGCTGCATTAAGTGCAGGTTCTGCTTACACAGCAACTTCTAACGTTGGTAACCGCATTCTTGATGCTTACTACGTTGGTTCATTAGCTGGCGTAACAATCCTTGAATCAGCACTAGTTGATGTTGATACTAACGGTGATGCAAGTGGTTGCGTATTTGCTCCACAAGCATTCGGTGTTGCACAACGTGGTGGTGTTAACATGGAAGAACAACGTAATGCTGCAAAGCGTTCGACTGATGTTGTTCTAACTGCTGTTGCTGGCGCAGGTATCCTACGTCCAGAGCTAGCTGTTAAGATTTTCACTGACGGCACACTTTAATCTTTTTGGGTAAATATTGATGCTGTTCAAGTGACGGCATTAATATTCCTTTAAATGATAACCCCCTTGGAGAAATCCTTGGGGGTTTTTTTACCTTTGAATCCAGTTATTATCGGCGTCTGCTAAATATAAGAGCGCAGAAGGACTGTGCTTATAATCAGAAGGACTGACGATGGCATTTGCTACTATTGAAGATTTATTGGCCGTAGATGAAACACTACAAGATTACGGCGTATTAGAATGGGACACCGAATTAACAAAAGCCGAGGCCGATGTTGTTAAGATTTTAAAAGTTCGTTGGTGGCCATCATTCATTAAAAATCAAAGCCGCACACTAGATGCGGATTCGTATGAAATTAACGTTGACTTATTGGATCCTACCCAATGGACTGATGTCACATGTTACTATGCTTTGGCATTTTATATCCTTCCCAAGTTAAGCAAGTTTGAAGAAACAGCAGATAGATTCCGTAATATGATGGAATACTACAGCCAACGTTTCGATGCACTTATGGATTTAGAAATGCGTTCAGGTGTTCGTTATGATATCAATCAAGATGAACAGTTTGAAAGCGATGAAACAGTGGCCACTAGTTCGTTGAGGTTAGTCAGATGAGCTTACGTGAACAGATAAGCAAAAACATTGTTGACTTATTAGGTGAAGTGGAAGATCCACGTTTAAACCTAGTTACACGTGAACCATTCGAAGTTGAAAAGCTAGCTATCACACAATTTCCAGCAGTATTGCTGACGTTTGATGTTGAAGAGCGGGAAACAATCACCATGGGCCAAGCTGCCATGGGACGTAGAATGGGCACCCTTACATATGACTTACGTGGATTTGTTCGGGGAACTTCTCTGGACAAGTTACGCAACGACTTAATTGAAGCTATCGAAGAACAACTGGACAAGGATCGTTACTTGAACCTCAGGGACCAAGGTGTAACCGATAGCCAAATAACTGAAATCGAAGTTATACCGAGACTCCAACCACTTGCCGAAGTTCGTATTCGCTTTGTGGTTAGATACAACTATCTGCGTGGCACTGCATAATGTTTGTCAAGATGGAATTAGCTGGAGTCTACAGATATGTCACGGTATATCAAGTTCCGGGATTGGAACAACTAGGTTGGACCCGTGTTAAATCGGGAGCGAAGAGTGAAGACGCCGGGAAGACCAGCACTACCCGGAAGAGCTCTAAAAGGAAAACAAAATGAAAATGACTAAAGATGGTGAAGTAGTAGAGTTCACAGCAAAGTTAGTAAGAAGAATGTCCGCTATTGGATGGACTCCAGTGGAGGAAGCAAAGGCTAGTGATGAGATTATTCGTCTCAAGCCCCCGGTGAAAACTAAGGCGACCGTAACAGCCCTAGACGAAGCCAATATTAACAAAGGAGACGAATAATGGCAACATTAACAGGAAATAACGGTAAGATTACCGTAGGTGGAACTGAAGTTCTAAATGTGCGTAACTTCTCGGTGGATCTAACTGCCGACACTATCGAAACAACAACTATGGGTGTCGATGCCCGCACATACTTAAAAGGCCTAAGTTCATGGTCGGGTAGTGCAGACGTTTATGTCGATACCAACCATTTAACTGGTGGGGCAAATGTTATTGCACAACTAATGGTTACAGGTGGTGTTGTTGGTGACTCAACAGCCGCTATTGTTTTAGCACTTGACAGTTCAGGTGGCACATTGCTTAAGAAGCTAAGTGGTAATGCAATCATCACTGGCTTTACAGTTAATAGCTCAATGGACGGAATGGTAGAAGGTTCTATCAGCTTCCAAGGTTCGGGCGCATTAGCATACTCTGCAACTTAATTAGGAGATAGTTATGGCAACTATGGTAGGTAATAACGGTGCAGTTAGCATCAATGGCAAGGCAGTTGCAGCAGTTCGCAACTTCTCCATTGACCTAACAGCCGATACAATTGAAACAACAACAATGGGTGTTGACGCAAGAACATATGTTAAGGGACTAAGTTCATTCTCGGGTTCAGCTGACATTTACTTCTCAACAGACGACTGGGACACAGCCGGTGAATCAACAACTTGGAACCCAACTGATGGTTCTAGTTTAGTTGGTGCTGCTGGTGTTAGTGGCAAGTTCTATCTTGAACTAGACCCAACAGGAACTAATGTGGACAAGTGCTTTACCGGTGACGTTATTGTTACTGGCTACACAATCAACAGTTCATTTGACGGTATGATCGAAGCAAGTATCAGTTTCCAAGGAACTGGTGGTGCCACATATTCTGTAGGTAATACAGTTTATCCATAATGTTAAAGATAAGCGTTACCGTTGATACCAGGGGATTAAAAAAGGATCTCGATAAGTTTACACAAGAACTTGCCGATGATTTATTGGCCGCGGCCAAGAAATACACCCCTATTAGAACCGGTAACGCTCGTCGTAATTGGACACAGACAAAGACAAACAAAGGGGCAAGTATTGAAAATAAAGTCCCTTATATAGAAAGACTCGAGAACAATTATAGCAAACAAACTCGAGGTAAGGGAATATTAAAACCAACACTAACCGAAATTAAAGGAAAATACAAATGACAAACAAAGTTATTGAACGGGCAACAGCACACTTCCGCAATCAAATTAGCGGGGCAATGAAACATATCGAAGTTCCTGAATGGGAATGTAAGATCTATTTCAAAACAGCTTCTTCACTCAAAGAAGAAGGAAGAATTCTTGAACTAAGCCAACAAGGCAAAAGTGTCGAGGCATTAGTTGAGTCACTAGTGGTTCGTGCTCGCAATGAAGATGGCAGCAAGATGTTTACCATCGGGGATAAAGCCACATTGCTTAACGAAGTTGACCCAAAAGTCTTGATCCGTATTGTAGGCGAAATGAACAACGTTGACCTTGATTTAGGTGACGTGGAAAAAAACTAAAGGCCGATCCAGACCTACTATTTGCATATAGACTTGCAAAAGATTTGGGTCGGACTGTAGAAGAAATACTTGATATGAGCACATTGGAGTTTGCTGGCTGGAGTGTGTTTTACAAGATGGAACAAGAAGAAATTAAGAAGTCGATGAAAAAAGGAAAATAAGATGGCAACTGAAACGCAGATAAAAGTAGTAGCGGATACCAGCCAAGCAGAGCGGGCACTGGGCAACTTAAATGGCATGCTCAAAGGGCTTGTTACTGCTTCTGCGCTTACCAGTATGGCCAAGTTCGCCGACAGTATCACAAACTTGCAAAACAAGTTAAGTCTAGTTACACAAGAAGGGCAAAGCGCAGACGAAGCATTTAAGATTATGGCCAAGAGTGCTATTAACTTAGGTGCACCACTTAAGGATGTCGGTGATTTGTTCTTCCGTGTGGCCAACAACACCAAGGACCTTGGACTTGCCCAAAAGGATCAAGTTGCAATTACTGAAACACTTATCAAAGGTTTCCAGTTAACAGGTCAAACAATGGGGGAAACCGCCGGTGCTATTACCCAATTAGGACAGGCATTCTCCCAAGGTGTGTTGCGTGGCGATGAACTTAACTCTGTTCTTGAAGCATTGCCTATGGTAGCTGATGCACTTGCCCAGAAGTTCGGGGTGCAACGTGGTGCATTAAAAGCATTAGGTGAACAAGGTAAGATTACCAGTAAGGATCTAAGTGATGCTATCCTGGCAAGTGGGGCAAGTATCGACAAGGCATGGGGTAACAAACTACCAACCATTGCCCAGTCATTCAGCACATTGCAAACTGCACTGGCAGTGGCATTCCAACAATTCGACCAATCAACAGGAACAAGTCAAGCATTTAGCTTGGCATTAATTAAGATTGCCAACGCATTAGTTACTGTAATTGATTTCTTCGAGGAGTGGGGATCGATTATCCTTGCTGTAGCGGAAGTTGCGTTGGGGGTAAAGTTATTCCGTGCAATTAACAAAATAACAGCGCCATTGTTAGGAATAGATAAAGGCTTTAAAGAAGTTAAAAATACAGTTATTGCAATGACTGCACCATTAGTTAACATGACTGGTTGGTGGGCTAAGTTAACTGGCTTCTTTGAGATCATGGTTGCTAACTATTTCCCTAATTTTATCTCAAAGCTAAATGGTGTGCTTAAGGCAGTGGCAGCAGTGGCAAGTTTCCTCGGTATCACAGCATTGTTTGACGCTGTTGGTAATTTGTTCTCCAAGGATGAACGTGATGCCGCAACCAAGTATAAAGATGAAGTCGACAAACTCAACAAGAGCTTGGGCATTGACGGCGTCGAAGCAAGTAACAAGGCACGTGAAGCATCAGCTGGACTAACTGCACAACAATTACGTGATGCAGAAGACATCCGTAAGGCCACACAAAACCGCGATATCGAACTTAAGAAGATTACCCAAACACTAAATGATAGCCTTGCTGTTACAAGTGCAATCGGTGACCAGGAAACTATTGAAAGTTATATCCTCCAAACTAATCGTGGGCTAATTAAAGAAATCCTAAACGACAAGGGCCAGATCATTGCTTACACCCAAGGCTTAACTGACAAAGAAGAAATCCAGTTACGCTTGTTAAAAGAGCAAGAGATTGCACTTAAGGCACAACAAACTTTACGTGCAGCAATGAGCACAACTGAACCTATGGGTGCAATGGCTGGGCGTGCTGCTGGTATATTCGGGGGAACCACAGGCGGTATCCAAGTTGAATATGAAAGACAAAAGGCTGCACTTGATTACCTGAACCAACAAAAGGGTATCAGTGAACAAGAGTATGCCGATCAAAGTATCATGATCGAACAGCAACGCAGCCAAGCATTGATCACACTTGAACAAACAACTGCCGAAGCACGTATGCGTATCAATGGTGTTGTTAACCAACAGATCATTGACTCAGTTAAAACACAAATGGAAAGTGTTAAGATGATGCAACAGGGCGGTATGGCAGGTGCACAAGGATTGTTATCAAGTATGATTGGCATCTTTGGCCAGTTGGGACAACATAACAAGAAAGCATTTGAAACATACAAAGCATTGGCTGTTGCCCAAGCAGTTATTTCAACATATCAAGCGGCTGCGATGGCTATTGCAATGCCACCAGGACCTCCGATATCATTCTTGTATGTTGCCGGTGCCGTTGCTGCTGGTATGGCACAAGTTGCTGCAATCCGTAGCCAACAATACAGTGGTCGTGCACTAGGTGGACCAGTTATGGGTAACACCCCGTATATCGTTGGGGAAAATGGCCCTGAACTATTCACACCAGCTACATCGGGCCGTGTGACACGTAATGACCAGTTAGGCGGTGGTGCACCAACTAACATTAACTTTACTATTGTGGCCAATGACACAACTGGCTTCGATACACTATTGGCAACACGCAAAGGAATGATTAAACAAATGATTTCCGATGCAATGCTTGAAAAAGGACAAAGATTCTAATGGCACAGTTAAGACTAGCAAACCCGTATCCCGATGATGGATTCCAAGCTGTTGATTTTAAATTAAACAGCCCGGCACAAACAACACAAAGCCTTAACGGCAAGGTTCGTAGATTAGGTATGGGAATCACTTACTATACCTTTACTGTAAAGTATCCCATGATTAGCCGCGCTAAGATGAGCACATTGATGGGGTTCTTGAGCCAGTGCCAGGGTCCACTGTATGCATTTGATATTGTATTGCCATACATCAGTTACACCAACTTAACAAACCAACTAACAGGTGCTGTAACAGTTACAGGTGGAACAGATACTTGGGTTGAGAATGGTGTTAGCCGCACTGGATATAAAACAGGTCGCGGTGTTGTTAATGTTACCGGGCCTAATGGCGCATTGTTTGCAGGCGGTGATGTCATGCGATTCAATGACTTCAACTTTCCCGGCAACGACTCAACTAACAAACATTTAAAAGTTTATATGGTCACTAATGACGTAAACATTTCAGGTGGTAACGGAACTGTTTATTTTGCAGGCGGATTAGTCGACAATGTTCCTAATGGAACTTCAATCACATACAATGCCGTGCCATTCCAAGTTATTTTAAACGGTGAAGAGCAAGTGTTCAGTGTGGGCAATGGTGGATTAGGTTCATTTGAATTTAATTGCAGAGAGGTTTGGGGATAATGAAGGTTTACCACAATGACATACGAAATGAATACTATCGCGACGCATTTATTGCAGTTGACTTATTGGAGTTACATCTCCAACGTAACGACGGTGTCTATATACCTCGCTATTTTAACAATGGCGGGATGAACATCGATGCTATATCCACACTAAGCAACACCACAGTAACATACGAAGCACAAGGTAGTTTCCTGGGTATGACATCCATGTCCGAGAACTTGGAAACATCTGTGGGTAAGTTTTCAATTCAGTTAAGTGGTATCGACATATCACTACCTAATGATATTGCATCCACTGATGCAGAAGGTAAGAAGGTTGTGGTGCTCAAGGCATTTTTAAATCCAAATACTTTACAACTAGTCCAACAACCTATACGTGTATACGAAGGTTACATCTTTAATTTCTCGATCAGTGAGAATGCCAGCACAGTTAATTTAAATATTAGCTGCGCCAGTTTGTTCAGTGACTTTGAACGAACAGCGGGCCGCAAGACTAATAACTGGAGTAACTGGTTATTGCAAGGTGTGCAATATGACAAGTCCATGGACAAGGCGGGTTATGTTGGCCAAAGCGAATTCCTATGGGGAAGAACTTCAAAATGATTATAAGACCAATGGAGCCAACTGAGCTGGACTTAGTTGTTAACGTATTTGAATACTACCGTGATGAAGCAAACATCACTGATGAACAGTGGAACTTACAACATGTAGTTAAAACTATCAAGAACTATTCAATCACATGGGGATTATTCTTCCGTGTGGCGTTTGAAGGTTCGAGACCAGTGGGTGTTATTGGCGGATTTGTCACAGAAGATCCAATTACAGGCGAGCGTGCCAGTGCTATCCAGTTTTGTTACCTAAAACCCGACTATGCCGATGTTGGTAACTATCGCCAATTAATTGATGCGTTTGTAGAATGGAGCAAAACAGTTGAAGCTACTAGCTTTAAATGTTTAGACATCGGGAATAACCCCGATAGATTATTAGAGGTATACGAAAGTATAGGTATAACTCCATTGCCGATCGAAGTTTATGGTAAGGAGATTAGATAATGGGATTTTGGAGTAGTGTTGCCGCCGTAGTTGGTATTGTTGCCGCGCCTTTCACAGGTGGTTTAAGTTTAGTTCTAACAGCAGCAGCTATTGTTGCACCTAAGGTAATCGATTCCGCACTTGACTTTGTCATGAAGCCCTTTATGGGCAGCATGGGAGCTGTTACAGCCGATATCGGTGGTGCCCAGGAAGCTGAAAGACAACAAGGTATATTAGTTCAACGACAAGGTTCTGTTGTTAATATCCCAGTTGTGTATGGATTTAGAAAGTTAGGAGATATCGTAACCTTTGCTGAAACAGGCGCAACAGATAACAAATACCTGTGGGTTGCCCACGTGTTGTGTGAAGGCCAAATTGCTGCGCTGCGCAATATCTATATCGATGATTACCAATTAACCGACGATGTTGTTAGAAGTCTTAATGCCGGCAACGTTGTTAACGTGGGTAGTGGCAAGTATTCAGGGCGTGTTCGCTTACAATTATTCAAAGGTGTTTACTGGCAAGACCCAACACCTGCTAACCACCCAGTAAGAGCTGGTTGTTTCTTCAACACTGATGGGGATCGTCCCCCAAGTTGGACTAGTGACATGGTGTATAATGGCTTGGCTGTTATATTTGCACGTTACGAGTGGAAGAAAGTTGTTACCCAAGAAGATCAAGACTCCAACCCATTCGGATACAGTATTCCAAAGATTACTGTTGAAATGTTTGGTAAGTTGTTAAGTCCAATCCCAGCTATTGCCCCAGCTAATGAATATGACGGTGATAGCGCACGTTATGAAATCCTGACAACCAGCACAGGTGCCCAGATAGGTTATACCAACCCAGCAGAAGTATTACTGGATTATTTGCGTAATCCCCGATATGGCAAGGGATTAAAGAACAGTGACATTGATTGGGCCAGCTGGCACATCGCAGCACAGAAGTGTAAGACCGAAGTAACTTATGTTAGTGGCATCAAAGGTCCTATCATGAGCATGAACTTTGTGCTTGACACCAGCCTCACACTATTCAGCAATACCAAAACAATACTTTCCAATTTCCGTGGTTACATGCCATATGTCCAGGGCAAATACAAACTTAAGATTGAGGATGCCGGTAACCCAACTGACATTACCAGTGGTAGTGCCGAAGTTGTGGCACAGTTTACCCCTGATAACATCGTAGGTGAAATCACTTACACAGGTATTGAGCGCACCAGCAAATATAACCAAGTGGCAGTTACCTGGGTTGATCCAGATAACAAGTGGAGTAACCAGGAAGTTGTTTACCCGGAAACAGAAGGCGAACGTCAAGTTTATATTAACCATGATGGGGGCCGTGAGAACAAGGGAACATTCACAGCATCGGGTATTACCAATCCTATTATGGCTAAAGACTTGGCACGTATCCTGTTTTGGAAATCAAGACTCAGTGATACATGTAGCTTAACAGTTAGCAGCCAAGGTATTGAACTAGAACCAGGTGATTGTATCCATATCAAGGGTAACATCCTGGACTTCAATACCACTTACCCATGGCGTGTTATCAGTTCAACACTGAACAATGACATGACTGTCACACTGGGTTGTGTATTCATTCCTGATTACATCTTCCCATACACACGTTGGGGTGAGCCGGATCGTGTATTACCAGTTTATGTGCCAAAGGGTGCTGAACGTTATTACCCAGTTATTGCCCCAAGTGAAAAGAATGGCTTGTTACCTCCATATCCAGGCAAACCAGGATCAGGTGGAACTATCTTAGGTGAAAACCTAAATGACATGATCATCATCGACAAGATTAGTTTTGTAAGCATGGGCACCGGACCTATTGATGAAACAAGTCAAAACATCTATGCCGACGTATTTTACAGCCAACCTAACAACACACTTTACTATTCAACCAAGTTCTTCTGGAAGGAAGATGTTGCATCGGTAACAACATGGCAGGAAAGCGAATCAGTTATCCAACCGGGTGCAGGCAAGCAAATTACCACACGTATCGGGCCAGTTGTGTTTGGCAAGAACTATGTGC